GTCTGATCCTACCCAACCTGTAACAAGGTCAGCTATCATTATAAGGCACATAATAGCAAACGCTATAAATCCTACGATAGCTTTTTCGTTCCAAGCGTTATCGTTTTTAAATATTTCCATTGCTATAGAACTTCAAATCCCAAAGTTATAGATAAAGAGTCTGCTGCATATGTTTTAGTAGCAGAAGCAACTGCAGCAACATATATAGCACCTTCATCATTATCATCTCCATCTGATTGAACAATCATGTTAATATCGGATTTAAAATGAACTATAGAGTTTATTAAATTACCCACATCACTAGATGTTCCAGGAACTGTAACAACTCCTAAAAATTTTGCCAACTTTGCATCTGCTGCACTAATTGATATTGCGGCTCCAGCGGTTCCTAAATCTTTAGAAACTTGCATAAAATATAAATCAAAACTTGCGTTTTGATCTGCAGAATCATGTATACTTATAGATTTAAGTAATGAAGCAGAATCTCTTAAACAAGCACCAGGAACTTTTGTTGGGTTAAATATTATTTCTCCATTTTCAACTTCACTTGTAACGCATGTTGGAGTTATAGTAGCAGTATGAAACTTTCTATGTGCCATTATTTTTTATTTTAAATTTTTATTTTATACGCAAATGTAATGATAATTTTTTAATTATAATAAAATTATTATCTTTGACCTAATTTAATCTAAGACAATGAGGAATTACCTGAAGTATCTTAGTGATACCTTGTACTCCTTTCAAAGAAAGTACGACCTTACGGATAATCAAATGAGGTTCCTTCTTTTTATAAATGATGAGAAAGGATCTTTTACCAAAAGGTTTATACGAGAAAATATGTACATTAGCAAAAAATTTAACGATAGGATGTTTCCTGAGTTAGTTAAACGTGATTACATATTTGTTTTTGAAAAACGAGCGTGGAACTCAAATAAACCTAATCAATATCGTGTAACAAGTAAAACACACAGGTTGATTAATAAATTCTATAATGTCCTTGAAGGGACAGAAGAAATATAAAAATGGCAAGAGTAGTAAAAACTAGTAAGATTAGAAAACAAAGAATAAAAGAAAAAGAAAAAGAACTCAAGATGAGTTTAAAAAAAACTGGTCTATCTAAAAGAAAAGCTAGAAAACAAGCTAAAGCAACAGCTGAAAATGTTTATGAAGCTGAAAAACAAAAAAGAATAGCTGAAAATAGAGCTAAAAGGGAAGCTAGAAGAGCTGCTATGGCTGCTAAGGCTGAATCTAAAAAAGCTATGGCTAATAAAAAATCTAGAGCAAGTGTTGGGTTTAGAGATACGTATGAAAAAACAATGCCTGATGAAACTACAAAAAAATTAATTAAACGTAACTCGTCAAAATTAAGTCAGCAAAAAAATACAAAACAATATGTTTTTCCTACTGATCGAAAGTTAACAAGAACGGAACAGACTCTTAAAGATTATCAAGAAAAATTTCCAGACAGTAAAGGTAAATTAACAACGAATCAAAAAGAAAAAGCTCTTAGAGAATTAAGGCTTAGAGAAAAAGAAAGTAAAATGGCTAAACATGGTGGTGCATTAGCTATAATGATTGCACCCGTAAAAACAAAAAAAATGAAAGCAGTTAAAAAAGGAGCACATGGTGCTAAAGTAAAAAAAGCACCAGGCGGTGCAGCAATGGGTAAAATGAAAATGAAGATGATGAAGAAGGGTGGTAAGTTAAAAATGGTTAAAGGACCAGATGGAAAAATGGTTCCGTTCTATGCTGCCGATGGAAAAGGAAAGATGATGTACGGTGGATCCATGAAAAAGAAAATGGCTATGGGTGGTCGTATGGGAAGTAAAGAGATGATGGAGAGTATGAAGAAAGACGACAAAATGCTAAAGCATGGAGGTAAAGTTAAAGACAAAATGATGTACGGTGGTGCTATGAAGAAAGCAATGTACGGTGCTAAAATGAAGAAAAAAGCAATGTATGGTGCTAAAATGAAAAAGTAAATCTAAATGAAATCACCAAAGAAAAATGGTATAGGTGAGGTAGTCACCGACTATGGTCGAAGAGTGATGAGGATTTTTAAGAAAGGGCTACTACAACGTAGCCTTTTTGATTTTTACGGGGATATTAAAGCTGACTCTGTAAAGATAAAAGAATCATCATCAGTCCCGTCAACTCCAGTAGATGGGGATGGCGGTGTGGTTTATATTAAATCTGCAGACGGAAAGCTATACTTTAAAAGTAACGAAGTTTCAGAAGTAGAGTTAAGCTCTAGTAGCACTACTACTACTAATATAGCGGTTACAGATAACGCCAGTACAAACGAAAATAACGCAATAGTCTTTGTGGCTGATGCAGACATAGATGGTAGTACTAATGCAGCGTTAGAGTCAGATGGAGCAACACTAACTTATAATCCATCTGTTGGTCAAGTTAACGCGAATGTTTTTAGTGCAGCAAATAATATCGCTATAGGTAATGATGTCAATATAACTCAAATTAATGCTAGCTTTCACTCTTTAATTACTTTACTTGAAGATGCTAATAGTGATGCTGGACCTATTTTTACTCTTAAAAAAACTAGAGGTGGTAGCGTTGCTATCCAAGACAATGATGAAGTTGGAGAAATTAGATTTCAAAGTATAGATGATAAATCACCAACCCCTGATTCTATAGTATATGGTAGAATAGCTACCAGTATTTTAGATGCTAGTGACGGAAACGAGTGTGGTAAACTAGAAATATTTGTAGCCAACGATGGAAGTAGTCAGACTGGAATATCAATAAATGGTAATGTTAGCACTGCAAATCAAATTGATATTACCATAGGTAATCTTCCAACTTCAGAAACAACAATCAACGGTAACGTTACTATACAAAACACTGCTAATGATGATGTTGCTCCAACATTAAAAATTTATAATAATAGATCTAATGATGGTGTAGATGATCAGTCAGCTGGTGTAATACTTTTTTCTGGGAAAGATGATGGCACACCTTCTGAAAAAACATTTGGTAAAATAGAGTGTATTTCTACAGACACTCAAGCTGGAACTGAAGACTCTCAAATACTTTTTCATAGTATGGTTAATGGGTTTCTTGTTGAGAGGTTAAGTTTAGCTGAGTTTGGTGCTGAAAGCAGTCTTACTAGTGATTTTAAAGTAGTTGGATATGTAAAAAGCTCAGTAGGTCCCTCAAATTCACCTAGGTTTTGGTTAAACTATCAAGATTCTGAAGTAGTTGCAGATGAAATAATAGGTGATCTTACTTGGGCAAATAATGATGATGACGGACACACCCTGCGTATACAAGGTGTAGCTACAGAGGCTCACGCATCTGGATCTGCTGGAGGATCTAAACTAGAGTTTTATACTACAGCAAACACTACAAGTTCTTTAGCTTTAGCTGCTACTATTGGTCAAGATAAATCTCTAACAATAGAGGGAGATCTTACAGTAAAGGGTAACGATATAAAAGATGATGATGGCACAACATGTATAACATTTGACAGTAGTGGTAATACTACTATAGCAAATACTCTTAATGCTACTCTTACAGGTAATGTAACAGGTAATGTTTCAGGATCTTCAGGTTCGTGTACTGGTAATGCTGCTACAGCAACATTAGCTACTAACGCACAAGGAATAGCAGGAGCCACTGATGCAGACGTTAATATTACCTCTGACGGAGAAGTTATTGTAAAACTAGATTCTGACAATGATGAATCTACTCAGAAGTTTAAAATAACAAATAATGCAGACACTGAGGTTGCTCACATAGATGAGTCTGGTAACTTACAGATAGATGGGGATTTGACTGTGTCAGGAAGTGGCACTACATCTATAGGTGGAACTTTATCTTGTGCAGATTTAGATATAACAGGATCAGCTAATGCGTTAACTATAAACTCTACTACTGGTAATGTAGCTATTAACGCTTCTAGTACAGATGCTGATTGTATTCTTAGGTTAGCAGACAACTCTACAGCAGGAACTAATGTTATAGGTTTTGTAGCTACTGGTGATGACTCTTTAATAAGAAATGATGAGGGTAACTTTAAAGTTAAAATGGCTAATAATGCCACAACAACTTTAGATTTAGATCAAAATGGTAACCTAGATATAACAGGAAATATACTTCCTGGAATAACTGAAGTAAAAATACTTCCAAGAGATTTTATTCCTGATGATGCAGGAAGACCAGCAATGATTGACGATACTAGTAGTGATAGATTTTTAGAATCTTTTAGTACAGCAAAGCTTTACGCAAATGTTGAGATACCATTAGGATTCAAAGCTACGCATGTCCACATATACGGAAGTGGTACATCAGCTATGACAGTATATGAGGCAGATGTTAATAGTAAAACTGTAACAAGTAAAGGTACAGGAAATATTGGTACAAACTTAAATATCACAGATGTTACAGCAGACGCTACAAACTACATACTAATAGAGTTAGCACAAACATCTAGTGAAGAAGTTTACGGAGGAATAATGACAATAGCAAAAGTATAATTATGGCACTAGCATCAAGAAAATCAGGAACAATACACAGTAAAACAGGAAGTGATTTAGCCAACTTAAAATCTAAATACGATAATAATAAACACACAGACCTTGAAGCTTTTGAAGGTGAGGCTGCTCTTATATATCAAATACAACTATTAAAAGAAGATATTGACGAGCTTAGAAGATATATTGCTAGTAACGAAATAGCAACAGAGATAGACTGCAGTAATCTTCCAACTCGAGCTCCTTCAACAAGTGGTTTGTTATATAGTGATAGAGGTATAGTAAAAGTCAGTTAAATAAAAATAATTTTATATATTTGCAAACACACATAATTTAAAATAAAATGGCAACAGTAACAACAAAATTAACAATATCAAGTTCAGACTTAACATCTCAGTCGTTAAATCTAAACTTAAACAAATCTATATCTGCAACTGCAACTACAGGTTTAGCTCGTAAAGCTATAACATCTACGGCTAAAGGTACAGCATCTGGTCAGGTTACAATACACACAGCAGCAGACTTTACAGCTCCTGCTTATGTATATATAAAAAATACAGATACTACTACTACAGATCACGTAATAGTTTATGATGCTACTACATCTGGAAACCCTATACTATTATTATTACAAGGTGGAGAGTTTGCTTTTTTACCAGCTAATAACTCTATAGATTTAAAAGCTTACGCTGTAACTAGTGGAACTATAGTTGAGTTTATGGTGTTTGGTACAGAAGCTTAATTCTTCTTACACCATCTTTTTCTAGCTTCACTTTGAAGTTTTACACATCCTTCACATCGACAGCCATTTCTATAAGCTGTCGTTGAAGGACAAGGCTTAGCCTTCCTGTTTCTAGCTGCTTTATAGTTACAGCTTTTGTGAGAGAAAGCAATGTTGTCAATATCAAAAAACAAACCCCTGGGATCTTCTGAATGAAGCCAAGGGGTTTTGTGTTCTATAGTGAAATCGTCACAATCCTTTATCTCTGCACCACACTGATAACACCAGTGCATATCTAATCTCTTTGCAAACTCAAATAATAAGTTTTTCTTAAGTCTATTTGAAGCAGTGCCAGGATTCATTCCTAGCTGCTCTGTCTTTGTATCCTTAACACTCATCGCTAGATGATATACTAATAACATTTCCAAAAGTATCTTGACACACTACAACACATAAATCATCAGTAATCCAAAATACGTTGTATATCATGCTGTAAATACTTCCAAACATTATTTCTTAATTTTATTTAAAGTGCCATACACATACCTATCCTGAAGTTTTTTATCTTTAGGAAACTTCTTCTTTGCTCTTTTGTATAACTTTTTCTTTAAAGCCTTAGGCATTTCTACTTCTTCTTATAGATTCTTTACCACGCTTGAATATACTAGCAACCTCATTCTTACCCATAACCTTAGCACGCTGCTCTCCTACAGTTAATATCTGTATCTTTCTAGCGTATGGTTTACTAATACGCTTTACCTTAGCTACAGTTGCCCTAGCATCTGAAGGAGTAGCAAACTTAATACTAACAGTATCTTTAGGATTTTCGTCTGTGTATAGTCGTCTACCAGAACCTTTTGGCTTTTTACCAGTGCCGACCTTTGGATCTCTTTTGACAGCTCTAGGCATTTCTATGCTGTTCTTGTATTTCAAACTTGGCTGTAAGGCTAGCACCAGGGTGAGGTACAAAAGCACCTTTATGTCTCATCAACTTATATTGATTTACACCCTTACGCATCCAATGAAAACCCTGAGGGGCACGAACACTTTTTGTTTT